AGCGTAACGATGATGCTATTTCCTTCGTTTCGTTCATCATCAATATGTGCAATCCAACGGCGCTGTTCCAAAAGGTTGTTAAGTGTTTTGCTCATTTGTCACTCCGTTTTGTTGTTGTCAATTGGTTACTACAGAACAGACTTTACACACCTAATTGCACATTGTCAACACTTGTTGTAAAGGAAAATTGTAAAGTATTCTTAACTAAATCAATCCCGCTTGACAAGATAGATTGACACAGGTTAGGATGCTTTGCAAGTTATCTTTAACCTTATGAGGAACGATATGAAAATCGCACAAGCAGAAGCCCACTTTGGTAACCGTCGCAAGCTGGCTGAGGCATTGGGCATTACGAGCCAAGCAGTAAGCCAGTGGGCTAAGCGTGGTCAGATACCCGAGGGCATGGCATACAAGCTCCAGGTGGTCACAAACGGCGCTTTGAAGGTCAACCCTACGGACTACATCCCCGTCGCTCAGATGGTGGCTGAAATCGTCCCACAGCAGTAGTTGACACGGCCCGCGTTTTATGGGAGTCTACTGGTGTCCGAGAAAAAGACCGGGCCGCGTTGGAAGCGCGAACACAAGCACAAGAACCCTCCAGTGGGGATGGCAACCTGTGCTTGTGCAGGCTTCCAACCGCCTCCCCACTAGAGGGTTTTTGTTTTTAGGGATGCCATGAACTACTACGAGCACCACTTAGGCGATTACGCGCAAGCAACCGCGCACCTTACTTTTCTTGAGGATGCCGCGTATCTGCGGATGATCCGAAAATACTATGCCGAGGAAAGCCCGCTTCCAGGTGACGTTTCAGCCATACAAAGGTTGATAGGTTGCCGCACCCGCGAGGAGCGAAAAGCTGTTGATGTGGTGCTCGCAGAGTTTTTTTTCTTGGAAGATGGGCATTGGCACAATAAAAGGTGCGATCAGGAAATTGCTCGGTTTCGAGAGAAACAAGACAAGGCTCGTCATAGTGCAAATGCTCGTTGGAGCAAAGTGCCAACGCAGTCCGATGGCAATGCGAACGCAATGCGAACGCATAGCGAAGGCAATGCTCACCAGTCACCAGTCACCAAACACCAGTCACCAGTAATAAATACGCCGCCTGAAGGCGTATCAGAATCGGTGTGGAAAGATTTCTTGTCTCTCAGAAAATCCAAGCGTGCTGCGGTTACGAAAACCGCTTTGCAAGGGATTGAACGGGAGGCACAGAAAGCAGGGTTAACCTTACAGGCTGCTTTGCAAGAGATGTGTGCAAGAGGGTGGACGGGATTTAAGGCTGAGTGGTTGCAAAAGAAAGGCAGCTATCACGAATCGTTGACAACAACTGGATCATCAATTTTTGGAGGTGTGCGCCATGAAAGAGAAGTTGCCGGATGCGTGGATCAAGAAAATCTTCCAAGTCATGCACGCCCACTACGGCTCAAAGTGGTTACGGATGTGGATGACGGGCCAGGTAGTTGATGGCGAGGATGTGGGGATCGTGAATGCTTTGCAGATATGGGCTGAGAAGCTCGCAAATCAGCGCCCTGACACAATCAAGCGGGCTTTGGATAGTCTGCCCCTTGAGCCGCCGACGTTGCCTCAGTTCGTCGAATTGTGCCGGTCACATTGGACGCCGCCGGTAATGTTGGAAGCCAAGATCACACCGGAGGAAATTTCCCGCAACAAGGCAAAGATCAAAGCGATTCTTGACGGCATGAAAAACAAACAGGTGCAGCGATGACTGATCTTGAAATTATGCAAGCGTATCTGATGCTGAAAGTTCGGCAGGGCGATTGGCATGGTGTAGCAGATGCCGCCATGGATATCCGTGAGATGGAAGCCCGCAAAGCTGTAGAGCAAAAGAATGAAGTGGCAGGATAGGGTAGCAAATGCGGTGCGCGTGCAGAACATGACGCGAGAAGAACGGGCAGCAGCTATGCCCGAATCAGCCGAGATCGTGAGGGCGTTTGCGGCTGAGTTTCAAATAGTAGAAGTGAGGGCACATGAAAATAACCTTTTCTATGAATGGATAAAAAAATGATGCTTGATAGATTCTTTCCAAACTTGCAGTTCCCAAGGGTACGAAACACCGATCCTGATACCAGTCATGCAGCAGCGGATCAGGCAGCAGAACTAGCCACTAAGCATCACGGCATCATCCTAGCGGCGCTACACATTCCCGGCACGATTTACGACATAGCCGCCCGCACAGACTTAGACCACAACGCAGTCGCTAGACGCATGAGCGAACTCGAGCGGCTGGACTTTGTTTACCCCGATGGCAAGAAGAAAGGCGCGAGCGGTCGTATGTGCCGCGTATGGGTGCGCAAATGAAAACCGTTGGCTACATCATCCTGATTGAAGCAAAGGCAACGCAAGACAAGACTTCGGAGACCATGTCTTACGGTTATTCAAATGAGACAGACTCAGAAATGTTACTGCGGCGCGGCAGAGCAACTTTGTTTGAAAACTATGAAGAAACTGAACAAGCGTTGAAAGAAACATTGTTGGCGGCTACTGCACAAAATAGTAAATGGCCCGAAAAATTTATATACAAAATTGTTCCGGTAGAAGTCACTGCACCACATTCCAAGTCGGAGCAAAAGCCGGTGGCGTGGATGGATGAATACGGAGATGTTCTTTCCGCAAATGTGGTTGATGGGAATGGCTTGCGTAACATTCCTCTCTACACCACCCCACCGAAACGCGAATGGGTTGGGCTGACGGAGGAGGAAATTACGGAAATCAGGTTAAAAAGTTTTGACTCTATTGCAACAAACCACGAAGTCTATGAAGCCATTGAAGCCAAACTGCGGGAGAAAAATAATGGATGATTTTGACGGGTACACAACTCACAAATACAAAGCGTATGAACCATACAAAGCGTATGAACCGCCACAGCTAGTAGACCCAAAGAAACCAAAGCGCGAATGGGTTGGGTTGACCGATGAGCAGTATCAAAATTGCGCTCAAGCAATGGATGCCGAGCCGCCTGTAGAAGGGTGGATTGAATTGATTAAGTTTGCCCGAGCCATCGACGCCAAGTTGAGGGAGTTGAACACATGAACAATTATGAAGGTGAATTTATCCGCATCATCAACAAGCCTGACCAATACAAGCCGGAGTTGTGGACGCGAGACTTAAAACGAGTAAAGGTCGGAACATGGCTGTTCGGCTTGTTGCCTGTTTATGCGTATGAGTTTACCGAGTGGGAGAAGAATGGATGCTAGTCAGACTACTTGAACCCGATCCGATCCTGCTTGATGACCCCGTGCGCCCAAAGATCAGCCCGCAGCGGAAACTTAGCCCCGGACGTTATGTGTATATGTGGTTAGAAGGTGGAAAGATTGGAGCGGTCGCGTGTTTTGCATACCGATTCAGCATCCCAAAAACGGAGCGCGAATTATTGCGTGGTGACAAGCACGATGATTCGGGGTTTAAAGTTATCTTGTATTCGATATGGAGTTACAAGAAAGGTTGCGGGCAAAAACTTGTGCGATCTATCCTTGCAAGGCATGAGCAGGATCAAATCATCACTATGTCGCCAAAGACCGACATGGCGCGTAATTTTCATCTTGGCAATGGCGCGACGGTGCTGCAAGTCAACAAGACAACGGTCAATTATGAATACTGACCGCACCCTTGATCAGAATGCAGCGCAATGGCCTATCTTGGAAGCGTGGTCGAAACAAAAGATATGGGTGGTAAACGGCTCAAAAACGCGCATGAGCGCAGAAGAATGGAAGGACGTACTGACAGCCGCTTTTGAGGGCGAAACGTCGCCACGGCTTGCTATGGGGCTGAATGGAGGGGTTGTTATGCTTGGCAGACGAACGAGCAAATACACCAAGGCTCGATTTTCTGAATGGTTGGATTGGCTGATGGCAGCAACTCACCATGCGGGAGTTACCCTTGACGAAAGCTGAACAGGAGTGGCACGCCAAGGTCAGAGACTTGGGCTGCATTGTGTGCCGGTTGTTCCACGAAACCCGATCTGATGGGGATATTCACCACGTTTTGTCCGGCAGCAAGCGAAAGGGTGAAATGTTTGTGATATGCCTGTGTCCGACTCATCATCGCAGCGGTCGCAATACGCCGGAATATGTGAGCCGCCATCCCTGGCGCAAGGCTTTCGAGCAAAGATACGGGACAGAGCAACAGTTGTTACAACAGACGGAGGAACTATGTGCCAGTTCACAAAAGTAAGCGAAGTTCAAGCGTTAAAAGCGTTGCATAAAATCTGCACAGTTTTCCTTGAGTTTGGGCAAGCAAAAAGCAATTACACAGAAACAGAACTTTCAGAGGGCATTTGCATGGAGCTGTTGGTGCAGAATATGCGAATCACGATTGAGACTGGCCCGGAAGTGATAGCCGAAATCGAGACAGCTAAAGCTATTGAGAAAGCATCCAATTGAGACGCGCTGCTAAAGTCGATGCGAATCATCAAGAGATCGTTACAGAGTTCAAAATGCGCGGCTGTGCGGTCTTATCCCTCGCCCCGATGGGTAGAGGCATTCCCGATCTGTTGGTGGCTTTTGGGGGCGTTACATGGCTCGTTGAAGT